TCAGCTCGGCGACGACTGCGGCGTGCTTCGACAGCGCGTCCATGATGAAGAGCTGGACAATCGCCCCGCGCCTCGAAAATTCCATCAACTCGGCGATCGTCTCAGCGTTCGTCGCGTTACGCATTTGTTGTTTCGTGGCCATGATTTACTCTGTGGTGGTGAGTGAATAATGTGCAGAACTGCACTCTTACGAGTGCGTCGTGTACTTCGTGCCGTCTTCACGGGCAACCGCGGCCATCGTGAAGCCCTGCTTTTCAGCCGGGGCGTCTGCATCGCGGTAGGTGAAGCAGATCTCGACATCCGTCATGTCCTTGCCGACGTTGATGCCGCCGTTGACGGTGGAGTCGGTCATCGAGCTGGTCATGCCGTAGAAGACCATGTAGCCGAGCGCTTTAATGAAAGCGTCGTACTGCTCGTTGGAGCGTTGCGCGCCGAGGCGCGTTGAGCTATCGCCGAACACCAGCTTGTCGCTGTCGAAGTGAATCTCAAGAGTGCGTTTAACGTAAGTGGCCATGATTACTCTGTGGTGGTGAGTGAGTGATGATGGAATGTTCGCAGTGAACATTCAGAAGAGCTGGATTTCAGCTCCGTGCAGCTTGTGGATCAGGCACTGATACGTCGCCCAGCCCTCGACCTCTTCGAGCGTTTCGATGCAGCGGATACGCGTCTCGCGGCAGTAGTCGCGGATGACACCGTCATCGTTCTTGATCTTGAACACGACTTGCCAGTTGGCGTTGGCTTTCCACTTCGACTTGAGATCTATTTCGTCGAAGCGACGGGTGATGACTGGCGTGCTCATGCTTGCGTCTCCGGTTCAAGTTGCACAGTCAGACATTCGTCGTACTTCTTGCCGAGATAGTGGAATGGTCGGCCTCGCATCCACTTCGTTCGCACACGCCACCAGCGGCTGTACCACAGCACGAGGTAGTACGGCTCTTCTTGCTCGTCCACGGGCAAGATGTATTGCACCGGGACAGACCGCGTGCAGAAGCTGTCGAACGAAGTGCCGTCGAGCGTTCGGCACTTCGTGTGAACCCAGGCTTTCATGCGCGCACCCAGTACGTTTCGTCGCTGAAGCTGACTTGCTTGTAGTCTTGCTTCAGCGCGTCGGCCGCTTTAGACCAGTCGATATGGTTGTAGGGCCAGCCGCTGATCGGTCCCATGCCGCCCGCGTAGCTTTCGCACCACTGCTCGAAGTGACTGTCGAGGATCAGATGCCAACCCTCCCGGCACCCCGTCGCGCTATCGCCCTCGTCGAGCAGATCCGTCATGTCTTTCAGAAGCTGCGCGTCGTTTCCGTCGCACGTCACCTTGACCTGATCGGCCTGCTCACCAATCGCGGCGATGATGTCGCTGCGAGTGATGATTCGTTGTCCGGTGTCGATCATTGTGTTTTCTCCAGTGCGTCGCCGAGCTTGACGCAAAGCTCGGCGTTGCTCAGGGGTGGCAGTTCTCCAGTCGCGAGCAACGTCACATGTCCATACGCTTCGCGTAGAAGTTGTTCGAGCTGCCAGATCCGGTAGCGCAGCTGCTCCTTGTCCGACTCTTCGCTTTCGAGCGTGTGGCGAGCGTGCTCAGCCTCTTTCTCGTGCTCGAAGTAGTCGCTGTAGATGCCCCCGACGACGCGTCGCGTCACGAAATACCGTTTCAGCCTGCCGGGGACGGACAGGTACGCCACCGCAAACGGGTACGCGTTCGGCGTCGCTTGCACGAGCGATTCGCGGAACTTCCACTCGCGGTGGACCAGCTCGGCGATGTACTTCGCGTCGGCCAGTTCCATGTCGCTCGCGACGAGAGCATCGTTCTGGTCGCGCAGCTGGCTGTAGTTGCCCTTCGGCAAAACATTCCAGGGCAGCGGTTTCACTTCCATGATTCACTCCTCCTTCAAGATGAAACCGCAGTAGGCGGTGTCGCCGACGATGATGGCCGGATGGTCGTAGCCGTCGAGTCCGCTGGTGAGCGCTTCGAGGATGTTGCGTTCGCTGCCCCAACGCCTCCAGCCGGTCAGCTCTTGGGGGTTGAAGTGCTCGTCTTGGTCACCGAATTCGACGGTCAACGTGTGCTTCCACTCGAAGTGGATGACGCCATTGATCTCGAAGGTCTTGCCTGCCGCAGCTTCGGCGATCTTCGCTTCTTCGTCGGGCGAGAGCAGGCCTTCTGGGTAGGGGTACGGGTAGCCGTTTTGCAGGATCAGTCTCATGATTTGTTCTTCTCTTGATAACGGTTCATCGCTTCGATGAACCACGGTTTGAATGGCTCGCCTACTGATGCGAGGTTGTCGTAGGAACACGAGAAGTCCGGTTCATCCGACATGTAGTGAAACCTCAGCCCCTGCGGCCAGCTCGCGTGGTAGACCAGGTAGTACGAGATGTTGCCGACCAGTTCGTTGTCGACGACTTCGAACTTCTTGCCCTTGTATTGGCGGCGGATGTCTTCGTGGTGGTCCCACTCATGCATGTTGCAGCGGCGCTGCGCGTCGCTCTCTTTGTCTTCGAGCCACACCCATGCAGCGACAAAGCAACCATCGTCGCCGCGCGAGACCAGTGCGTTGTCGTCGATCTCGATGTTGTCGCTGCTACCGAGGCAATACTGGTCGCGAGCGCGGTGGATCTCGTCGATCGTCGCCGGCTCAGGTTCAGGCTGCTGGATGCCGCCGTGCTCGTTCGCGTCGAAGTGCTCGACGCGGCCGAGGTTGGTGATGATGGCCAGCTTGTTCTCCTTGCGGAGCAGAAGGCCGTCGATCGCGTAGCCCTGCTCGCCGATCATGAGCAGCGCTTTCTTCAGCGCCATGTTCGAAGGTTTGGTCTTGTCGGTCATTTCCAAAGACTCCGGAAGCGGCGGTTCTTGCGGGCGATCTTCTCGCGTCGGATCTCGCGCTTCACGAAACCCGTGTTGCCGCCGTTGAAGTGGTTGCGCATCGTGCGCTGGTAGATGTGGCGAACCTTCACTGCGGGTCTCCCTTGAGTTCCTTCAGGATTGCGATAGCTTCTGCATCGACCCACGCGGCGAACTGGTCTACCGTGGGCATACGACGCTCCATCTCGTCTTCACGGTGGGGGTTATCGCGGAAGAAGTTGCGGATCTCCTTGATGCGTGGGTCTCGATCCATGCCCATGTCGGCCGCAACGCCGCACAAGATCCTGAACCGGAGGCCGAATGCATCGAGTTCGGCGGTGCTCAAGCAGCCTCCTCGATAAGTGCAGGCCTGCACGATTCGACGTGCTCGCTGGTGTGGAAGACGACTTCAACGCGCTGCATGCCGGCGACGAAGTGCTCTTTCTGCACGTAGCCACTGCCGCCTTCGTTGGCCAGCTGCTTGGCGTGCGAGATTGCGTTCTTCGATGACGCGAACTCACGCGTTCGATATGCGCCCGACTTCGTGGTGATGCGGGTGCGATAGATCGGTTTGCTCACAATTTTTGTCCTATAACTTGGAGATCGAACCTTGAAGGAACGATCATGTGGATCTGCATTCGCTGCCATAGGGAAATAGAGTTCCCCGCTAATCAACCGGAGATTGATAGCTTCGGCATCTGTGTGTGGTGTCCGCATTGCGGCAGACGGAACACGCTCACCAACGTTGGCAAGCGTGGTCGAATTGCTCTCTCTCAAGCGCCTGAGAGAAAAGCCAGGCGTCAGTGAGTGAGGGTGTCGCGCTCAGCCCAGTACCTGGCTTCGATAGCTTCAGCCTCGGCTTCTTCAGCGTCACGCTTCGCTTCTTCCTTCGCCTGATACTCGCGCTCGCTATCAGCGGCGTGCTCGGCCATGCTGTCCGCACCGTATGCGGCCGACAGCTCGCTACCGTAGACGTAGTAGCTGACTTCGCTCGCCATACCCTCGCCCATGCTCCAACCTGCCAGCCAGCCACGGCCATGTGGTAGTGCGAGCACGAGGCCACGGATGGTCTGGTCTTGATAGTCGTCGCAGAACCAGCCGGTGTGTTTGATGTGGGTTGCGATGTCATCGCACCACTTCCAGCGCAGCTGAAACGGATTGCCGCCGCTGTCCGACAGGTAGAAGCCGATACCATCGGTGTTGTTAGGCGTCGGCTTGTGGTAGTAGCCGGAAGTCCAGCGGTTCTTCGCTTCTTTCGCGCGCTTGGGCAGCGGGCCACGTGGCAACGACCACTGCCACTTCGGGAAATCGAACCCAGCGAACGTGAACTCGGTCTCGAGTTTTCGAGTCATCGACTTCATAGCTTCACCGTCAAGTCGCCGCCATACAGCACGTCATTGCGGGTGTTGAAGCCCGGAGGAACGCGGTCGCCGTGGAACTGCATCGCGAGCATCGCCGCATGGCCACGTTCCTCGGCCTTGCTGATCTCTTCGCGCTTGGCGAGCGCGTCGTTGAACGTACCTTCGAACAGGTCGTTGTGGTACGTCTTCGAGCCGAGCGCAATGCTGTGGAAACCGTTGTCCGCTGACGCGGGGTACAGCGTGATGCGGAATTTGTAGGTCTTAGCCATTCTGGTTCTCCTCTTCTTCTTCATCGTCTTCGTCATCCGGAAACTGCACGCCCAGCCGCTTGGCCAGGTTCATTGCCTTCTCGCGGATCTCGACCGTCCCGAGCGGCGCGGTGTAGTTGTTGAACTCGCCGTTGCGGCTGTAGCAGTCGACCAACTCGGCGAGGAAGTTGGCAACATCGCCGGCCACGTCATCTGCGGTCACGGCCTCGATGTCAGCGATCTTGGCTGTCATCTCCGCACGCTCTTCGTCGCTGGAGTGGCGACGCCCGTCACCCTCCATGTCGGCCAGGTCGTCGCGCAGTGTGGCCACCAGTTCGTTCTGCATGTACGAATGCACATCGGAGATGCTGGCGAAAAATTGCAGGTTCATGGCTTCGTCCCCGGCCCGAGTTCGGCCCAGTCAGTGATCAGGTGGTAGTTGCACTCGCAGATCCAGCCTTCGCTGAGCTGCACGCCGCAGGAACAGGTGTTGAACTTCAGCCGTCCTTTTGACAGCTGTCGCACTTCCCGATCTGCGACGGTTCGAGGGTTTCGTTGCAGGCGTCGCAGTGTTCGAGCGACGAGTCGTCGGAGCCGTACGCCGACTGAATCTTTTCGTTTGAATGAGCGCATGTCAGCTCGTTGTCTTCCCAGTTAATGTCCATCGCAATCACGAACCAGCCGCTGTGCTTGTCGCGGGTGATGATTGCGTCTCGAATCAAGGCTGCGTTTTCCTGTGCTGCTGCGAACGACAGAGCTTCACAGTCGTTGCACAGGAAGTAATGCGGGTATCCACCGGGCCATGCATACGGCCCGATGTCTAACGCCTTGTTAAAGTCAAAGACGTGCTTGATGTTCATCTCGTCCTACTCCAGTACGTCCAGCTGTGGCCACGCTGCACACGAACGTGCAGCACGTTTGAAAACCCGCCGTGGTCATAGAACTCGCGGCGGGTAATTCGGGTGTAGCCGAGCATCAGTGGCTGGTGTAGATGATCGAACCTTCGAACTGCGCATCGACAGTCATCTTGCCGGCGTAGTCACGGCGAACGGACCAGATGGTCGCGCCGGTTTCTTTCTCGAAGTCACTCAGCATGGCTTCCATCTTCAGCGCCAGCAGTTGAGCGATCGTCTTGACTTCACGAGCGTGGTACGGGGGAGGCGCCGGCTTGTCGTCGTTCTTCACGAGGCTGAGTGCCGGCGTGTTGGTTTCGGAGAGCGCTTCAGCGAGAACTTCAACTGCGGGTTGGCCAGCTTCGACGGTGGTGGTCGTCATGATTTGATCCTCAAAATGTGCAGCCTCTGCACGTTGTGGTGGTGAGTGGGTGAAACGGTTTTAGCCCGGAGCGTTGCTGTACTTCTCGAACAGTTCGGGCCAGGTCTGTTCGATCCTGCGACGGTTGGTCGAATCAGCGACTGTGTACATGTCGCCGAGCTTGGAGGAGAAGCCGCTGCCGTGGCGCATCATCTTGATTGCGATGCTGTGCTTCTCTTCAGCGGTCATGTCATCAACGAAGCGCCGGGTCATGCCTTGGTCTCCTTGCGCAGCTTGGCTGCTTTACGTGCGCGCTTGGCTTCAGCTGCGGCCATGCGGTCACGATCTTGTTGAGTGAGTTGCTTCGGCTCGACGTAAGTCGTTGCCTTGATCGAACGGTCGCGAGGTTTCAGCAGGCGGTCGATGACTGATAGATCCGGTAGCACTAGCGGCATCATTTCGTCGAGCAACACTGCCTTGCCACCTTCGAAGCCGAAGCGCACAGCATCGAACGAGCCGTGATACCTCGGACCAGCACCGACGACGATAGGATCGTCACGACGCACAACCTCAACGTCGATACCCTGCGCCTTGAAGTCCTGCACGAGACCTTCGAAGATCTGTTCCTGATCCGAGAAGATGGCGATTCGTGTTTCGCTCATGCCGGCACCGCCTCAGTCACCTGATACGTGTAACGAGCGGAGCCGAGCTTGCCGTCCATCGTGATGACGATGCCGCATTGCGCAGCCAGGCGGTTGATGAAGTCTTCGAAGCTGTGGAACTGCCGCGTGTCCACGTTCTCGATCATGAGTTCTTCGAGCACGACATGAATCGCGGGGCCAGCGTAGGAAACGTTCTTCTTCATGTCGGCGAGCATGTCGCCGAAGAAGTGGAAGTAACCGATCTTGTTCGTGGTGGTGGGCACGAGTCTTGATCCTTTAAAACGTGCAGCTCTGCACTTAGTGGTGGGTGATTCGCAGCTTCGGCGTACAGGCATCATTCGCGGCCGGCACGTCAAATTTTTTCCAGCGCTCAACCTTCGGTATCGGGCAACGTCGCTGCACGACACGAACGATCTTCTCTGCAATCACCCGCTCTTCGGATGTGAGTTTGTCGAACCCTTTGCCGGTGCGTACATCGCACATCGCAAGTGGGTAGCTCGTTGGCAACGCATAAAACGCTTGATACAAGACGATGATTTCAACAGCCATCATCTCTTCCTCAGTCATTCCAAGCACTTTCAACACAAGCTGCGGGATAGGGTTCGCCATACACACCTCTCATTCAGTTTTTGTTCTGAGCTACGAAGCGCGACGCACGACTATGTTCGCGTCGTAGCTGTCGTGCTCTATCAGCGTTTCTCGCACGTATTGAGCCGTGCAGCTCCGGTTGTAGCAGACGGTGTCGATCTTTCGAGCACCAAGAAACACGTCCCAGCTGATATGTGCAGTCTCTGCACTTATCGGTTGGCGACGTACCAGTTCAAGACTTGCGCGGAGCATCATGATTAACGGGTCTCCACATAGGAATACGGGTCGAAGCCGGTCACCTGATCCTCGAAGGCGTCGCCGCCCGAGTCAAAGCGCGCCGAGTCCATGTCGGTCTTCACGAAGAACTCGCCGCAGTCAGGATCGAAAAATCGAGTGCCTACAACGAGGTCGGAGAACATCACGCGTTCAGACATACCAGTCTCCTTATGCGAAAAGCGGTTCAAGCGGCATGTGCATCGACGCGTCGCTGAACTGCTTGAGATGACTCATGAGCACGCGGGGATTCTGGCGATTGGCCAGCATCACGCTGCGTGCAATCTTCTCGATCAGGAGCTGTGTGTCGAGGTCAGGTGAGCCGTGTTCCGCGGCGTAGAGCTTGACCAGCAGTTTGCCCAGCCGAGCGGGGATCGCAACTTGGCATTCGTGCGCTGCGCACTTGGCCATCGTGTCGAATTCGAGGCCGTCGCAGGAGCGGTAGCGTTTGAGTTCACGCATCACGGGCCTCGTGCATTGCGTCCTTCAGCGGGTTGACGCCCTTCTCACGCAGGATGCGTGCAGCCGTCTCGCTTCGTTGGCGATCACGGTCGAACTCGTTCACGACTTCCGCGTTTTCGAGGTAGTCCGACAGGATGTCGATGACGTTCTGGGCGGTTCCCAGGAGCACATCAACGACAGCTCTGAGGTCATGCTCACGCAGCTCATGAACAGTCTTCTCCCCGACCAGGGTGCGAAGTTGATAGGGGATCGCGTGGTAGTACTCATGGCGAATCGCCAGCTCATGTTCGTCATGCACGGCGCCATCGCGCGTCTCATAGCGCTTGATGGTCTTGAGATGTTGGTTCATTAGTCTTGATCCTGAGATTGGAGTTGGTACAGGAACGGCAGCGAGTCAAGCGACGAATCGAATTCGCGCAAGTGCTCACCGACCAGTTCGGCCAGTGTTTCAAAGCTCATGTGATTTACGTGGTGGTGATTAAGTGCAGCGCTGCACTATTCAGTGGGCAACCGGCAACGACATCGCGTTGTCGAACACGTCATGCAGATAGTTCTTGATCGCGTTGCGATCGCGGCCAGTTATCCGGATGACGTAGCCGTATTCGAGCGACGGCGTGATGATGACCTTGTGCTGGGTCCAGCCGTCATACATCCCCACGTCATTCATGTGGTGATAGTCGGCTTGAAACACGAGTTTGTTGCTCTTGCATTCGTGCTCCAGCAGCTTCGTGCCGGAGTCGATACCAGAGCCACTGGGCAGCAGCTTGAGCATGGCGTCGAGGCGTTCTTCGTGACGCTCCACCCATGACTGCTGCGAGGAGTTAGCTGAGGGGGACTTGCAACGCTCGATGGTGGACAGCGCAGAGGCTATCGCTTGATAAAGCGGTTTCATAAACATGTTTCCGTGGTGGTGGAAGTTTCGATCCAGAGCCTCTTGGCGGGGCTCCTGACACTGCGGTGCTACCTTGGTACTCGTGAGGGCCGGCCAGGGCTCTCAGCGGGCTGTATTCCAGCCCAATCACATCATGAGCTTCAGCAGGACCGTGCCAACGATCCCGGCTACTGCTCCAGTGCCTGCTGCGAACCCGATGATGCGGTCCCAGCGTGCTGCTTTGTGCTGCTCGGTCAGGCTCAGCTGCACGACGACGCGAGGGCTGTTATTCGCCGTCGCAGTCGCTGTCGTGCGTCGCAGTCGCTGGGGCAAGTAGCTCTCGATCGTCATTTCCGCGTGGCGCAGGCTTTGGTGCAGGCCTGCACTATTCGCTGTCGCCGTCGCTTGTCGCAGTCGCAGTCGCAGTTGGTCTGCGGTAGGCGGTGCGGGTGTAGCGCCATACGCAACGACCATGTTCTGGATCGTCGTGTACTGAACCACGGCTTCACGGTTCGCAAGCAACGTCGCGGGAGCTATCCGGAGATCGCTGGCGGTGACCAGTGGGTTCGAGAGGTGCAAGGATAGCGGTTTACGGAAGGGCTGTGTCATGTGGTGGTGATGAACTATCTGATAGTTGTTAAAACGGGTCGCGGGCCAGCGCGGAACGGGTCAAAAAAGGTGCAGGAATAGACTTCCCATTTCTATTTCTTAAGATCATCTTCAACTATCTGATAATTGAACGCCTCGCTATGAGATCGAATTTTCATGTCTATTCATGAACCCTCTTTTTCTTCTTGGGAAAGGGAAGGAGAAGAAAAAAGAAGAAGAAGTAATAGGCTAAGTGTTTGATTTTAAAGACGAAATTCGCCTAATCTCAAACTATCAGATAATTGTGAGCACGGAGTGCGTTTCTGCCCGTGGTCGACCGTTTCGACCCAATGGCCTGCCTGCGCCCTCGATGTGTTGTAAAAATACAACACATAGTTATCCACAGGATCGGCCTATCGCGGTTACCCGTTAGACGGAGATTCCACATCATGAAATGCGCTACCCCTCCTCCGCCCACGCATTTCGACACACATCCGCTCCGCTACAACTATCTGATAGTTCCGAATCGAACCACGCCAAGGAGCTATAAACACCCCCATGTCAACCCAGAACTATCCGATAGTTGTCCAAAACTATCTGATAATTGGAGCGATCTGCACCCGCACGCGAGCGCCCCACTTCTCGGCCAGCTGCCCCAGCGCCATCCTTACGCCGTCCTTACGGAATGACTCGGCGCGCTCCCGCTCCTGCTCCCGCCGCTCGGCGACCTTTGCGCGCTTTCGCGTCAGCTTCCGCTCCACATGCGAGCTGAGCCGGTGGTCGGTCGGAGCCGGAGCGGTAGCGGGCGACCATTCGGAGTAACGCGCCCACTGCGGCAGCTCGTCCAGCTCCATGTCGCCGGCATCCACGCACGCCCAGAGTGACGCCAATGTAGCCAGGCGCTCGGCGCGCTCGCCGTGCTGCATGTCGAAGTCAACATGCACGGCGTAGGCTTTAGCTGCATCAACCCCGGCAGTAATCGCCTTGGTGTAGTTTGAGATGGTTGGATCGAGATAACGCATGGTCATTTACCTGAAAAGGTGCAGATCTGCACATTGTCCGGAATCAAATCGGCGCGGCCTATAAGGAGTGCCAGGCAACGCTACTCAACCGCAGCAGCAGGACGCTACAGCGGCACAATCGGGCGCCGCCGCATGACGGGGTGGCTGACTCACAATCCGCCGCGGAAAACGCGCCCTTAATACATACGGCGCAACACAACCAGCGCTTTCGCGCTGGTCGCACTCGCTTACGCTGCGAGGAGTTCCGGCGTAGCCGCCAGTTCCGCCAGTTCGGCGTACATCGCCCGCGCATATTCGCGCCGTTGACCCTCGCTCAACATCTTGAGCATGGCGCGGGTTTGCATGACGAGATCGGAGACCGTGCCAAGTGCCACGCGCACCGATTCAACCGGCTCGCCTGCGGCGTTCATGGCTTGCTGCGGCGTGCTAACTTGCGGCTCGCTAGGCGTTTGCGGCGTGGCTTGCTTGGGCTTCTTTTCCGCCGTAGGTTTGCTAAACCCGAATTCAGCGAAAAGCGCGTCCGTGCTATGGCACTTGAGACCAAAGAGCCACGCCTTAACGATCGCGGCCGCTTCTTTGTCGTCCGCTGCATTCAGCACGTCAAGCATGCTGAGTTGCTTTGCGGCCGCTTGCTTGCAAATGCCAACGGCTTTTTCGACATAGCGCTTAGCCGTGCCCATGCAGGCGTCCGAACGCGTGGCGCGGTCTGTTTCAGTCAGCGCGTCCCATGCCTTTTGGCCCTCACGTTGCGCCGCCAGTTCAAACGCAACCGGGCGAACGTTGTTAGCCGCAAAGCCACGTTCTGCAAACGACCCTTGTCGCAAGTAGACCGCGACCAATGCAGCGTATGCGCCGCCAACAACCGACTTTTCAGCCGATACGATAGCCTTAACGGCAAACTTGATTTGTTCGAGAGTCGGAACATTAGACATTGTAGAAACTCCAGTGATAAGCGCTTTATGTGTGCGCTGATTAGCCAGTATGTAAAGTGCAGTTCTGCACTTTCTCTTTTCGCTTTGCTAAAAGTGCAGACGCTGCACTTTTGCGCGGCGTGGACGCACGAATGCATCCACAAGCGAAACCCCTTGTGGTGAGGGGTTCCGCTTCGTTCTCCCTTTCGGGATTAGTAACACTATACCTAGATTTTATAGGGAGAGGAAGGGGCTGGATGCTGATTACCGCACACCCATTCGTTTTAAAATTTACGATTTTCTAACCTAGGTATAGTATTATCTAACTATTCAACCACCACTCCCCGATCCAGAAAATGCGAAAAGAAAAATTCACCCGAGACCAGTTCACCATCGAGATAGCGCGAGAGTGGTTTGCATATGATGCACATGCGGGATTGGTCATACGAATCAAGAATCCGGCGCGTGGGCCGAAGACGGCCGGCACACGAGCTGGAGCGCTCCACAAACCCAGCGGCATGCGTCAGGTCATCTTCCAGGGCGTGAGCGTCTACGAGCAGCAGCTGGTCTGGGCGCTAGTCAACGGCGAATGGCCCACTAGCAAGCTCAAATTCAAGGACGGCGACACTCAAAACACGCGAATTGAGAACCTGTGTGCGGCTACGAACACGGTAGGCGCTTACGAAACGCTAGAGTCTGGGCCTAAGTCGGGGCAGATCCCGCTCTCTGGAGTCATTCCTACCGCAAGCGGAAAATTCAAGGCTCAGATTTTCCGAGAGAGGATGATCTATCTGGGGACGTTTGATACCGCAGAATCAGCCAGCTTGACATACTTGAGGGCCAAGTCAGTCCTTCACTCCCCTCTCAACAAGTCCAAGTCCACGCATGAACTCTTGGAGAACCTGGCAAAGTTTGCTTGAGAGTTCCTGAAGTTATCAATTTGTGATGTTGAATTGCAAATTCCGACCTTGAGAGCTTGCAAAGGTCTAGCGAGATGTTTATAGTTCGGTCTCAAGTGCTGCGTGATCTGTGGTGGTGAGCGCAGCAGCTAGGACCAAGTCCTAGTCAAGACCTAGGGGTGGCCAGCTCCGAAGTCGACCGTCCTAGACGGTAGTTTTGATCCATTGTAGAAGCTCAAAAAGCCCACTCGACTAGCTATCGAATGGGCTTTTTCCTTTTCAACTCTACAAATATGTCCCTCAAGTGTCCGAACTACTGTGTTTACATACAGTATCAATAGTCGTTCTCTTTGTTGAACACTTGAAGATCTAGGCGGTGACGGGCTGCTCGCCAGAATGGTCCTTCATCGTACTCGACGAGTTCCCCGCTCCCACAAGAATGAGGTTCTTGTACTCGACGGATTGCCCGCCCATCGGAGTGTGTTCGATCGTAAGTTTGAATCCGAACTCGGTAGCCAATTCCCTCATCTTTGCTCTGAACTGAGTCGATCCAACAGGCCGAGCAGACCCCGGCCCGACGCAGAAGGACCAATATGCCTGATAGAGCTTCGTTTCCGTGACGGACGTGGGGGTCGAAGTCTTCGACCCAGCGGACACCGCTTCTTGGAGAGCGTGAATCCGCACCTTCCCGCTCTCCATGAGAAAAAAACGTACGCTGTTGTTCAGGTTCGCTACCTCACGCATGATTTGCGTGTGTGATGAAGGAATCGTGAACTCGTTGACCATCTTCAGTCGTGACATCGACTGCACCGCCCACGCAACGATGGCCTCGCGCTCCTCAACCACGATCGCGTCACCGAGATCCAGGCGTCGCTCGGATGCCTTCACCGGACGATTGAACTGGAACACGAGCCAGCGACGATTGAAACCCTCGGACGTGTCTTCCGTTCGGGGGTAGTGATTCGATGCGAACCAGTGCGTGCAGATAGGGTTGAAGCGGAAAATCTGACCCCCCTTGAGCTGGCCAGACATCTCAGCCCCATCAATGATGTCCTTGAACTTCTGACCATCGACGGTCTTCTTCTCGGACAGCTCACCAGCCACGTTGATGATCTTTTCAAACATCTGCGTGGGCAAAAACTTGTCGCTCCACTCGTTTGGAGGGACCGCCGAACGGGCTGAGTCTGGTACAAGAGCCTGAGCAATCTTCAAAAGCTGTGATTTACCAGACTTTGGGGCACCTTGGAGCAAAACAGCACGTTGATAACGCGGTCCAAGACCGAAAAGCGTGACTGCCAATGCTTCCTGAATAGCATCGACCTTTTGGAGATAATCGTCGTCTTCACCCCAGCTTTTGTGAAGAAAGTCGAAAAACATGGACGATTTACCCGCTGCTTCCGGCAAATAACGGAACGGAAGCGTGTATGTCATGCCATAACCGAGGTTATGCGGCATCAATTTGAGGTCTTCCGTGAGAAAACCATTGGCGAAGTTGACGCCCTTGATGTCCATCGTCTTGATACCCTGGGCCATGAGCATTTTCATGACCTGAAACACGCCCCGGATGTCGTTGAACTTCTTGCATGCCGCTAGATGGCCATAGTCCGAGCTGATCTTGGACATGATGTACGTCTCGTCCACCTTCTCCCAGTGCGAGCCCGCCCACTTCCAGACGAAGCCGTTATGCGAGCGCACCTGGAACAGCTGCTCCAGATCCTTGATCACTGCGCGCGCGACCTCCGACTGGTCCTGGCCCTTGATGTCCCCCATGCGCAGCTCTTTGATGCGCGCTTTCAAACTCGAGACTTTGACTCCGAGGCCAGAGGTCATCGCGATGAACTCAAGCAGGCGATCCTCTTCGAGCTTATTCAGCCCACTGGTCGTGGCCACCTTCTGCAATGCCTTGTCGACCGACCCAGCACGACCTGGTGACTCCTTCGGAAAACGCTCAAACTCGTCGATCAGGAACTGCTTCAGGTCGTCGAACGTCCACTCTTCCTGCTCCTTCGTGATCTCAAGCCCCCACGACTCCTTCTCTTCCGGGGACATGCCCTCGTCCCAGCCGGTCGGCAGTACCTTCTGCTTCTCGAACACGTCGCGTTGCAGGAACTTGATCATGTTGCGGACGTGCTTGTCCACGTCGATCGGGTCGCCCGCCACGTTCTCGACGAAGTCGGCCGCGTACGCCTGAAGCATGCCGATGGCTTCCTTCAGGCTGCGGTCACCGCGGATCACCGCGTACGCGAAGAGGCCTGCGCGCTCGGTCAGCGACGTGTCGCGGGAGCCTGCCGACGCGTAGTCGATCACTCGTGTCCAACCGGAGTGCGACAGCTCGACGCCGGCCTCAGTGAGCGCGGCGCGCAGCAGCGTCTCGATGCTCTCGTCGAGCGGCACCAGATTCTTGTGAACGTCCACGAGGTCGCAGTTCGCCTGGTACGGCTGCTGGGTATCCGGGTGGATCGACGGAGGCAGCACCGACTGCGTGCGCGCGGACAGCATTTCACAGATCGTCTCGCCGCTCGTGTTCTTAATCCGGAAAGTCTTCAGGCCAGAGTAGCGGTAGGCGAGCATGACGCCCTTCTTGCCGATACGGCGCCACGGCGTCGGCGGCAACAGCTGCTCGATTACGTTCATCAACCGGACATCTTCCGTGTCGATGTCCATCATGACGATGCCCGACTGCGGTCCGAGCACGATACCGATGTTCGAGTCGCGACACTGCTCGATCCAGCTGGCCTGCTGCTCAGGTTCCACCGGGTGATCGAAGTAACGCGACCAGTCATTCGGGATCGGCTTCTTCTCGCGCGGATAGAGCGGGATGACCGGCAAGCCAGCGGCGTAGTAGCGCGGCGCGGTCTGGGCGAAGATTGGTTGACGTTCGGTCTTCATGCGTTCTCTTCTGTGGTGGGGTCAGTCGCGTCATCGTCAGCTGCTGCTGAACGGGCCAGGACGCTTCTGAGTCGATCCATAACGTCCGTACGCTGGTCAGGCGACAGGACTTCTTCCATGATCGTGAGCACGGTGTCCTGGAAGTCTTTTATCTGCTTGACTCCCAGCGCGCGCTCACGAGCATTAACAAGGCGTTCCAACAAGCTGGTCGCGGTGCGGAAATACGCCATACGCTCGGTTTGATCTGATGCTGCGATGCCCTTTCCGTAGTCCTTCAGCTCCCTGAAGACACTGTGAAGGTCACTAGCCAGCGTGCTGTCGATTTCATCCTCCGAAACCGGGGTTGACGGCTGCTTCTCCTCAGTTGGCTTCTCGGCCATCACTTGCCAACCCTGCCTGAAGGAGACGACTTCATTGACGAACTGCTTCGTCTTCGGGTCGTACGGACACTCCGGGTCGGTGAGGTATTCGCGGTCCTCGATAGTCAGCGTGACGGCGGTGTGCAACGCCCATCCAACGAGGGCATCAATGTAGGGGTAGTGGCGTTCGCTCATGATTGATCCATTGAAGAAGTGCGAGAATATTCGGTTCCGCACATAAGGAAAATGAAAATCAGCGCGACTATCAGATAGAAACGCATAACTATCGTCTGGTTGCGCACATACATTTTTTCTTTGTGTTGTTCCGAAGCCTCACTGAGAATAGCGCCTGTTCCAAAGGTCTCCTCAGTGAATAACCAGTACCTACAAACTCTCCTCGATCGCGCGGCGAACCGCTGGTCCACCGACCGGGCGACGATGACCTATGGGGACTGGATGTGCGAGAACACGCACCTGAAAGACAAGCCGTTCAGCTTCAAGCGCTACCCGTTCCAGAAGCAGATCGCCGACGACATGAGCCAGTCGCTCGACTGCATCAAGCCCTCGCAGGTTGGTCTGACGGAGCTTCAGATCCGCAAGGTGCTGGCCTTCATCGCGCGCACACGCGGCGTGAAGGTCATCTACACGCTGCCCGACGAGAAGATGATGGAGCGGATCTCCACGAGCCGGATCAGGCCCATCGTGGACGAGGAGAAAGCGTTCAACCTGGAGTCCATCGGCGGAGGCAAGCCGACGCGCACGAAGGAAATCATCCAGGTCGGCAAGAGCTTCATGTACGTCACCGCAGCCGGTGAAGGCGCGGCGACCTCGATCGACGCGGACATGGTCGTCAACGACGAAGTGGACCTAACCGACCAGGCGATCCTCGCCCTGTTCTCGTCGCGTCTGCAAGGCTCGGACTACCGCATCGCGCACCGTTTCTCGACGCCGACGCACACCGACTTCGGCATCGACCAGACGTTCAAGATCACCGACCAGCATGAATACATGCTGAAGTGCTCGCATTGCAACCACTGGCAAACGCCCGACTTCGACAAGAAGTTCGTCCATCTTCCTGGCCTTGGCGACAAGGACTTCGAGGAGATCGACCAGTCGATGATCGACGCGGGCACGATCGACCTCGACCTCGCCTCGATCTGCTGCGAACACTGTGGCGGGCTGCTCGATCTCGGCAACCACGCGCGCCGCGAGTGGGTGGCGAAATACCCGAACCGCAAGGACCGGCGTGGCTACCGCGTCCGTCCGTTCTCAACCGAGCGGCTGGACGTTAAGTACATCATCAACCAGCTGTTCGACTACAAGCGGCTGAACTTTATCCGCGGCTGGTACAACACCGTGCTCGGCCGCTCGCACACGGGCGGCGACCAGCGCCTGTCCGAAGCTGACATCCAGAAGGCCTTTACGGGCGACGCACTCAAGCGCCCTCCTCTCGTCGGCCTGCCGGCCTGGATCGGCATCGACGTGGGCCAAACCTGCCACATCGTGGTCGGCCAAGGCTATGACGTGAACTCGATCCACGTCCGCGAGTTCCTGACCGTCCCAGTCGGGCGCCTGCTCGAAGAGTTGCAGAGGATCTGCGCCGAATACCGGGTCGTCGCTGGCTCGTGCGACCGCCACCCGTACACGCCGACCGCTGAGGCTGCGCGCGACGTGACCTATGGCCGCGTCCTGCCTAACGAGTATCGCGGCCAGAAGGAAGTGAACCTGATCAAAGACGCGGCGGGCGAAGTCCGCTACATGCAGTCCAACCGGACGATGTTGCTGGACGAAGTCGCTCGCGTCGTGCGCCTGGGCCGCATCAAGTTCTCTGGCTACGGCACTCAGCAGGCTGTGATCGCCGAGCATCTGAAAGACATGGTTCGGAACGAGGAACCGGAGAAGGAAGCTGAGTGGCAGAAGTTGAACGGCAACGACCACTACTTCCACGCTCTCGGCTTCATGTTGAGTGCAGTGAAACTGCACACGACCAACGCCTCGTCGCTGTTCAACACCGAAACTCGCAGTGTCATCGCCATCGCGGGCGCGGACATCGGCTTTAATCAGTCGGTCGGCCTCTCCCAGTCCAAACATACTACGAAGACCCATCTCTATGGCCAAGGCTCCGGCAACATCATCCACTTCTAAGGGCGTCGGTGGAGCCATCGGCTCCGCTCTTGCGGTCCTCCTGCCTCGAAGCAAGGCTGGCGGCAAGGGTTCTTCGATGCCGGGGACATTCAACCCCGCCTCGCCCCAGCAGATCCTCACGCTGCCGACTTATCGCGAGCACCTGACCGACATCTTCGCGTCGCGCACCGCTAACGACTCGCGGGCACTGATCAAGACCCTGTTCGTGCAGGATCCTGACGTGTCGGCCGCAGTCAACGCGTACCTGACCGTGGCCAACACGGAGATGGTTGCGGTCGTCAAGGACGTGAACAAGCAGATCGACCGCGACGGCCAGAAGATCCTGAACGCGGTCATGGAAGCCTACGACACGCGCTTTGACTACACGAAGGGCTTTGACTTCCGCCCCTCGTGGAAGGAGCTGGCCGAGAACTTCCGCTACATGCTGCTCGCGACCGGCTCCCTGCCAGTCGAGCTGGTGCTGTCGAAGACCTTCGCGCCGCAGGAGTTCCGGATGGTGGACCCCCAGACGCTGAACTGGAAGGAGACCCAGCCCGGTGTCAAGCAGCCGATCCAGAAGACCAGCGACGGCAAGCAGATCCAGCTCGACATCCCGACCTTCTTCGTCAAGTTCTTCCGGCGCGACCCGACGACCCTTTACACGTACTCGCCGTTCGTCTCGACCATCAACACGGTCGCCGCGCGCCAACAGGTCATTAACGACCTGTACCGGATCATGCAGCTGACCGGCTACCCGCGCATGGAAGTGAAGGTGGTCGAGGAAGTCGTCGTCAAGAACGCTCCGCTCGATGTCAAGGCAGATCCGGAGAAGCTGAAGGCCTACGTCGCACAGGTGCTCGGCGCGATCAGTTCCAACATCTCCAACATCCGGCCCGACCAGGCGTTCGTCCACACGGACGCGTCCGAGATCAAGATGATCAACGACAAGAACCCCGGCATGGCGCTCGACATCTCGAAGATCATCGACACGCTCAACTCGCAGAACCAGGCCGGTCTGCGGATCATGGGCACGATCATCGGGCGAGGCAACGCCGGCGTGAACACAGCCTCGGTCGAGGCGCGCATCTTCAGCATGATCGCTGAAGAGCTGAACCAGCCGATCGCTGACATCTTCGCTGACATGCTGACGCTGGCCATTCGCCTGCAAGGCTCGATGTCGAGCGTCGAAGTGAAGTTCCGACCGGTCGAACTGCGCCCTCTCACAGAACTCGAACCTCAGCTCACGATGCGCGCGGCGCGACTGAAGGCTGACCTGTCGCTGGGCATCATCGACGACGACGAGTATCACCTTGAGATGTACGGTCGCATCCGTCCGGACTCCGCACCAATTCTCACGGGCACGAACTTCATGCCGGGTACGAACGTTCAGGTATTGACCGCACAGGACGCGCTTGTTCAGCCGAATACCACCGGCAACACAGACCAGACGAACTCGAACAGCAAGACGAACAAGAGCGATCCGAACAGCAGCGCGAAGAAGGTTTCGCCGAACTCTGATCCGCTCGGAAAGAGTCTTGCGCCAAAGGGCGGCAAGGCAGCGGGCGGCAATAACGTAAAACCTTGAAGAAAATCTTTGACTCCTAATTAGCCCGTCGAAATAATACGGGCTACTTTCACCGGGCAGTCATTTACGCACCACACTGGTTATGCCGAAGAGCGTTCCTATCACACCGCGGATTCAAAACCTGATCACCAAGAACAACGGTGGTGAGGCGGTGGACTACGGCAATATCGTCGTCTTCGAAGCGTCGGTGCTGAACACTCGCCCGTTGACGAAACCCGGCTCGATCTTCGATCAGGGCCGCGTCTCGGATGACACGCTCAAGCAGATGGCGACGTACCTGAACAGCGGCGGTTTCGTGCCGCTTCAGACGTTGCATCCGAACGGTGACGAGCTGCCGCTCGGCCGCTTCTTCTATGGCGAAGTGCTGCCTTCGACGCTGGGTGATGGGTCGAGCGAGCTGGTCTGCCTCTTCTACCTGCCGCGCACGGACGACAACGTCCAGAAGCTGGAGAACGGGATCATCGACGAAGTCAGCGTGGGCTTCGTCGGCCAACAGCTGCTCTGCTCGCAATGCGGCTGGGACTATCGCAGTCCGGACGCAACGCTGGTCAACTTCTTCGACCGTATCTGCGAAAACGAGCACACGCTCGGCACCGATGGCACGTATCTGAAGATCAACGGTCTCGACCGCTGGACCGAAACGTCGCTGGTGTCGAAGGGCGCCGCCCACAACGCAAAGATCATGGGCCGCACTAAACAGCGGCTCGGCCAGGATTATGAACGCCTGGCAGCTTCGGGTATCGCCCCCGAGCAAATTTTGTTGACTGCCACCACCACCGATACCCGGAGTAAGAAAACGATGGATAAGGAACTGATCGAGATGGTCAATCAGCTCGCTGAGCTGAAGGCCGACGCCAAGCATCACAACATCGCGGTGACGGCGAAGGACGGCGAGATCGCCACCCTCAAGGCTTCCGTCGAAGCGAAGGATGCTGAAATCGCAAAGCTGAAGGAAGGCACGGAGCTGAAGGAAGCGACGACCAAGCTGACGGCAGCTGAAGCGCAAGTCACGGAGCTGACGGCTTCGAAAACGACTGTCGACACCGAGCTGGCTGAAGTCAAAGCCAAGCTCGAAACGGCTGAAACGCAAATCGCCACGCTTCAGGCGGGCGCCGGCAACGGTGGCCGTTCCCAAGGCGCGGGCGGTGGCAAAGAAACCGGCTCTGCTGCGGCGCCCTCGGCGTTCAAGGCAGCTCCGCGTTAATCACTGGCAACCCGAGAGGAAACAATGAGCAACGTAATTGGTAATGGCGTCTCGCTTCGTGGTCTTTACCACGACGACTTCCAATACCCGTTCCTGCTCGCCGCTGGTATCACCATTGCCGATCAAGGCAAAGCTGTCACTCTCGATGCGAGTGCAGCTAACACGGTGAAACTGGCTGGCGACGGCGACCGGATTATTGGCCGACTGGAAGTGGTTGAAATCCGCGTCCAGGAAGGCATCAACATCGGCACGGTGTCGATCATGGGTGGCCTCGACTTCCCGGCGAAGGCAGGTTACGTCGCAGCATCGGGCGACAACCTGGTCGGCGCGGCGGGCGGCTTGGTCAACAAGGGCGGCGTAGGCGCGTACTCCGCGTGGGTCGCGAGCGGCGAGTTCGGCCCGACCGGCAACCCGGTAGCAATTCGCGTGTAAGCCCAGCGGGTTCCCGCCCACCACCGGGATCCAGCTGTTGAGATTCAAAACGTTGTCAGTTCCGTCCACCACCGGGCTGACAGCGTCTTCAAAACACTACAACGGATCAAAACATGCCCGATCTGATCGACATCAAACGCGAAGCGCCCGAGACGGTGCTGAGCAATCTGCGTCCGCAAGACGCGAGCGACCAAGGCAAGTCGGTTGACGCCGGCAAGCGCCTGATTCGCCTCGCAGCTGACACTGGCCTGAACCTGCGTGACTACCTCACGCTCGCGATCGACCCGCGCAAGTCGAGCGAACCGGCACGCTACGAAGGCCTGAACGGCTACGAAGCCTCGCTGGCGTACCTCAACCTGCCGGTTCGTCAAGACCTGGAAAACGGCGTGCTGCTGCAAGCCGCGAGCGAAACTTTCCAGACGTATCCGGGCACGCGTGCGATGTTCCCGGAAGTGATGGATGACGTGCTGCGCTGGCGCAACCGTCAAGACCAGCTCGAATCGGTCGCCCCGCTGCTCGCGCAATCGCGCACGATCAACGGCACCGAGATGATCTCGACGTTCGTCGACGACGACAGCGCAGAACGCGCGACCTCGTCGGTTGCTGAATTCGGCCGCGTGCCGGTTCGCACGATCCGCACGTCGCAACAAACCGTGGGTATCTTCAAGCACGGCTCTGGCTACCGTACCTCGTACGAGTTCAACCGCCGCGCTTCGCTCGACATCATGACGCCGTTCGCGTCGCGTGTCGGCCGCGAGCTGGAGATCTCGAAGGTGCGCGCCGCAACCGGCATCCTGATCAACGGCGACGGCGTCAACGGCGCAGCTCCGGTGGTCAAGTCCAGCGACTTCGGCGCTGACGGCAGCAAGCCGTTCTCGACCAACTACAAGGCGCTCGCCAAGTGGTTGATGGCTCGTGCAAAGGCCGGCTACCCGATCGACACGATCCTCGGCAACTACGACATGTTCGTCGAGCTGCTGTTCATGTTCCAGCCGGTCCTGAACCTGGGCACGACGACCGACATCGAGCAGCTGGTGGCACACGGCGCACCGAAGGTCAACACCAACCTGCCGATCCTGAACAAGTCGGTGAACTTCGCGCTGTCGAGCGGCGTGCCGGAAGGCCAGCTGGTCGGCTTCACGAAGGGCGAAACGCTGGAAGAGCTGGTCGAAGCCGGTTCGAACATCTCGGAAAACGAGCGTTCGATCATCAACCAGTCGATCACGTACGTGCGTACCGAAAACACGGGCTACAAGCTCGCATTCGGCGACACGCGTCAGATCCTCGACACGACGCAGTAAGTCGTAGGGGTTGAAGGAAAAGGCCCGCCCTCTCGGGCGGGCCTTTTTTCATGTCAACACGGACCACACACAATGAAAGTCATCGCACATACCACCGGCAGTTTTCAGCTCATTGACAACCTCAGTGGCGACCTGGTCTCCGCGCACCGCCCTTCGGTCGTGTCACGGACCTCGTTCATCACGGCCCGCCTGGCTATCGGCCAGCTCGCGATCCTGACGGAAGTCCCCGACGCCGCCAAGGACGAAGAGTTCGCCAAGCACTGGAAGGAATCGGACGGCGACATGGAGCTGGCCGTCCAGTCGTTCATCTCGACCTTCGAGCAGGCGGAAGACGACGCTCCGGAAACGCCGCGCGCCCCTGCTCGTGGTGGCAAGAAGCAAACCCCCGCCGCTACCGAATAAGGACGCGCGATGCTGAAATGGTTCCAGGCTGGTGAAGACCTCACCTTTGACATCGAGCTGATCGTCGGCGGCGTCCCCGCGCAGCCAGACGCTGGCACGACCTCGGTCACCGTACGCGACCAGAGCGGGCAGGTACTCGCCGACCTGGACCATAAGCCGATCACTGTGCCGGGGACGACCGCGTCGATCTCCGTGCCGGCCGGCGAAAACCAGATTGCGGCAGGCAGCGATACCGAGACGCGGTACGTGACCCTGTCGTACATCTCGGGCGGTCAGAGCCGCCAGCAGACAGCAGCCTATGGTCTGCACCCTTTCCTCCCCATCGAAGCCTCCCAGGACGCTGTGCGCAGCCTGCTCGGGGTCGCTTCGGACGAGCTGCCTGACGACGACATCGAGCTGGTCCCCGCTTACTACGACCTGGTGGCCGACAACGGTGACGCGTTCAAGAACGCGTTCACGACCGGCAACCGGCAACGACAGCAGGCGAACCGGGCACTCGCGCTGCGCGCGGCGCTCGACGCCCTGCCCTCGTTGCAGCTGCGCGTATTCCAGGCGCGCACGAGCGAGAACAACTCCTTCGGTCGTTTCCAGACCGTTGACTTCCAGCAGTTGCGCGCTGACCTCACGGACCAGCTCGCCGCGGCCCTGAACATTGCAGTCGCCTCGACAGTGGCGGTCTCTGTGCCGACGCTGTTCGTGGTGTCCACTCCAACCGACCCGGTGACGAACACCTAATGTCCGCGCTCCCGTCTCTCACACGCGTCCTGATCAACCTGACGCGAGGCAACTCCAAGGTCTACGGCATCGTCAACCTGCCGAAAGGCAGCGCGACCGGCGCCCTGGACTTCAGCCCTGTCGGAAAGACGTTGCTGACGCGCCGAGGATCGATCGCGGAGCCCGGCGACACGGTCCTCGACCTGGGCGATCGCTACGTGCTCGGATACTTCAGCACGGGCGTGAACGACAGCATCTTCCGGATGTTCCGCACACCAAACACGGGTGTCGTGACGCGCATGCTGACCGGCAAAGACCCGGTGACCCAGCTCGACCGTGCGGGCCGACCGACGACCGTGGGCCTGTGCTCGTTCGACCGAAGCACCACCGGCATGACGGCCGACTTCGGCGGGCACAAGCGCCGCAGCTATCGGATCATCACGGGCTTCCCGCTGGAGATCAACGACATGCTTGGGGATCTCAAGATCACTGCCGTTCGCAGTGAGCAAGGCGTGACGATCGCAGAGGCTGAATAATGCCGACCCTCCAACAGACCTGGTCTGAACTGGAGGCCTACGTCGAGCAGATCTTCTTTTCTCAGCTCACGGACAAGGTCGCCGGCTACGCCGACGATCTCGCCCAGCAGATCGAAAAGGACATCAACTCCGCGCTGAACACGTTCTTCAAAGACCTGGCGGGCATGATCCAGCCGGGGCTTAACGCCATGCCCGACGAGCTTCAGCTCTACTCGAACGGCTCGTGGCCCGAGCTGAGCGAGCGCTACTACTACTGGAAGAACCCGTCTAACAAGGGTCGCCAGCACGAGAGCAGCGACTTCTTCATGCTGAGCGAGCTGCCGCGCATCAAGCGCAACTCGACGAAGTCCAAGCAGCAGTGGCGTCAGAAGAGAGTCAAGACCCTCAAAGAGCTGAAGGCTAACCCGAGCTTGCGCATGCGCCTCGCCAAGCTCGCCAACCCGAGCGCCTACTACGGGAAGGTGGCCGTCACCATCGAGTCGCACACGAAGGTCAACCGGGGTGGCCGTCGCCAGTACAAGGCCGGCACCTTCCGCCAGGGCGTCAACGTGGGCGGGCAGACCATCAAGTCGGCGAGCGACTACGTGACGTTGACTGTGAACTGGCTCCCGGCGATCAGTGGCCTGGACCCTGACCGGCGCGGCGTCACCGAGAACCCTCAACCGCGCAGCGAAGCGCAAGGCCTCCAGCAGCTCCCGGAGGACGTGAAGACCAAGCTGCTCAACCACGAGCACAACGAGATGGGCACGGCATATCGCCCGCTGCTCGGCCCGTACATGCTGTGGTATCAGGACACGGTGATCCGCAGGATCGTCAAGTCCGCGATCTCCACCTATGGACCAACGTAATGATCACGACCAACGCCTACGGCGACCACCTGTCCAGCCTGCTCAAATTCTGTGGGGACTTCGCAGAAGAGATCAACGTGCCGGGGCAACCCAAGTTCCAGACCGTCTACCTCGACGCGTACGAGGACTATGAATCGCTGCCGGCCGGGTCTCTGATCGGCGTCGCGGGCTATACGATCGGCATCGACGAGCACCTGGCCCACGTCACGCTGATGATCGGCCTGGCGACCGAGAACGATGCGAACGAGTTCCGCTTGACTGCTGCAATGGGGAAGTTGCTCAATCGTCTGCTGCCCACCAAGCGGATCGACGTGGTCGATTCGGAGACTGGTGAGCAGCTAGGTCAGATGACAATTGAAAACGGCATCAGAACGATGCCGTCGAGTGGGGCGATGGGAAGAGCCATGAAGTATGTCGCTTTCACGGCGTCGTCCGATGTTACCGTGGACCTGAGTTCGTGAGCGAGCGGATCAACTCGACATCGGACTTCGTGCCTGCGTCGAGACCCGCTTCGATCAACGTGATCAGCTCCGCATTCTTGGTGCGCCGGTTGACCTTTGCACGCGCAATAACCTGCTCGTGAACTTCGGGGGGGAGTCGCAACGTTGATGCGACCATATCTTGAACGTCCATACCTGGTTCTCCTTTAAACCAATAAAAACCTTTGATTCGCGACGGTAGCACACGTAGCATCCGTGCTACCAGAATTTTCAACCGGAGAACTAACGATGGCTGGTGAAGCAAAGTCAAATAAGTTCATGCTTGGCGCGGCCACCGTGATGATCGGCCCGCAAGCAGAGCTGTTCAACCTGAACCCCGACGAACACTCGATCGGTCTCGTCAAGAACTTCTCGATCAGCGGACAGCCGGCATACACCGAACTGACGCAGGGCGTGAAGAACTCGGTGGTGTATTCGGTCATGACCGGCAACCCGGTCACGGCGACGATGGAAGTCTACGAGCACACGTCGAAGAACCTGGCCTACGGCCTGGGTCTGGACGGCTCCGCGATGGACCCGATCGCAACGAAGACCACGACCAACGCGGATGTCCCGGCGAGCGTGGCCGGCACGAAGTTGATCCCGCTCGCCTCGGTGACGGACCTGGTGGAAGGCGACTGGATTCAGGCAGCAGCCCCCGGCACGACCGACAAGCTGCTGGTCGCTCGCGTGACGGATGTCGATGCGGTCGCGAAGACGGTCACGATCGCCGACGAGCAGTCGTTCTCGTACGCTCTGCCGATCGGCACGACTGTGCAGAAGGTCAACGTGGTCGGTATCGGCTCGAAGTCGGATCAGCCGTTCCTGTCGGCCAAGATCGTCGGCAACCTCGCGGACGGCACGCCGGTCGCGCTGCTGATCCCGAAGATCCGCATCACGGGTGGCTTCACGCTGGCGTTCAAGACGGACTCGTTCGGCAACCTGCCGTACAAGTTCCAGCCGTATGACCTGGTCTCCGCCGACCCGTTCTACGACACCTTCCTGCCGTTCGGCCAGGCGATGCTCGCCGCAGCGAACTAAGGTTCTTCGCGGTACTAAAAAGTTCCTTGCTGCACCAAGCCTCACGACTGTAAAGTCGTGAGGCTTTTTCTTTGGATACCACCACCACTATGACCGAACAGCAAAAACGCAAAGCGCCAGAGCCGCGCTTCAAAGTCAAGGTCAACGGCGAAGAGCAAACGCTCTTCATGTCGTTCGGCTTGCTCAACGAGATCTGCCGCGCGATCGGTGGCCTCGAAGCCGCCATCCAGATCCCGGTCGACAACGAGCTGCGCGACTACGCGCTGCTGGCCGTGCTGTCGAAGCGCGATGAAGAAGGCGCGGTTGCCGAAGGCGGGGCGATCAACCTACGCACGCTGGACATGACGACCGACGACGCCGAAGAGCTGCTGGCCTGGATCACCGATCACGTCACCGATTTTTTTCTGAGGACGATGGAGAGAGTCGTCACGGGGCAGAAGAAGAACGCGGATCGGTTCAAGGCTCTGGCAAAAAGCAAGCCGGAAAGCTCACCGCCTACACCGACTGGTTCCGCGGCCTGAGTTTTATCGAGGGGCTGTGCTGGGCGTTCGACACGGTCCCCTCCGCGACGGCCGGAATTATCTGGAAGTACACGCGCGAGGACATTAAAATTCGCACACGCTTGCGCTTGGGTGAAACCCAGGCGCAGCACATGCAGGAATATCAGACGTTCGCTACCCTTCTCTCCGGAGTCCTCGGCACAAAAGAAGACGACTCAACTCCCGAATCGGACGAGTCATCTTCAGGAGTACCCAGTAACTTCGCGGATGCGCAGCGTCAACTCGCAGCAGTCTTCGGGAAATCTTAGGCATGGCCAATCAAGAGCAGGTAAAGAACTTTGAAGTGGGTCTCGGCCTCACTGAAGACACCCTTCGTCAGTATTCGCAGCTGAAGGATGTCCTTGGTGTCATCTATGGTCAGCTGACCAAGGTGAAGCAGGCTGCTGCCGAGATCCAGATCAGCGGCGTCGGCGCACGCGGACCCAATGACCCTGCTCTTTCCCAGCAGCTCGCTGCCCTGCAGGCCGAGCTGCGCACCCTCCTTGGCTCCATCCGCTCCGGTGGCCCGAACGCTCAGCTGAACTCAGCCATCATCTCTGGCCAGCAGCAGCAGAAGCAGTTCTCAGACGGTCGCCTCGACCTCGAATCGGCTCGCGTCGCAAACGCGCAAGCTGAGCGTCGCGTGATGCTCGCCAAGCAGGAAAACATCGCTGCTGAAGCGAAACGCCAATACAACGCCGAAGAGATCGGCATGACGCGCGAGATCGAGCAGGCAACGCTGCGCGTTGCTGCCGCGCAGCGCGCGCTCACGCAAGCCAGGCTCGAGGAGGACACCATCGCGGAAGGCGCGTCCAAGCGCGCTATCCGCGATTCGCAACAGCGTCTGCAACAGATCCGTGAGGAGCTGGAGCTGCGTGAGCGCGGCGCCCGCGTGCGCCTTGGCAACTCCCTCGACAGTGGCAGTGACGCATCGAGCGCGCAGGCCCAGCTCAAGGCCGTGCAGGAAGCGCGCGCCTCGCTCTCGGACTCCATCCGCAACGCAGCCGGTGCGATCCGTACAGCCGAAAACGAAGCGAACCGCGCTACCGCCCAGAAGGCCGCGCCGGTCAGCACCGCGCATTCCGCCGCGCTCCGTGAGGACCGCACTCGGGACTATCAGGCCCAGCTCAGCGAAGCCGATGTCGGCCCACCCGTTGATCTCTACTACAAGGAGCTTCAGCGTCAGGCGCGCGCACGCGAGGCTGCGGCTGAGAAGGCGCAGGCTGAAGAGCGCGCCGCGTTCGAACGTATCCAGAGCCAGATCCGGCCGGCACAGGTCGAAGACCGTCGCCGTCAGCAGGAGGCTGAAGAGCTGGCCGCGCAGATCGGCCCGCCTGTTGACCTCTTCTACAAGGAACTTCAACGCCGCTCGCGTGAGCTGACCGCTGCTGCCCAAAAGGCCAAGCAGCTGGAGCAGGCCGAGTTCAACCGGCAACAGAGCCAGATCCGTCCCGCGCAGCTGGAAGACCGTAAGCGTCAGGATCAAGCCGAGCAGATGGCCGCTCAGATCGGCCCGCCTGTCGAGCTGTTTTATGCCGAGCTTCAGAAGCGCGTGAAGGAGCTGGAAGCTGCTCGCGTGAAGGCTGAGCAGGAGATGCAGAAGCAGCAGGAGGCGTTCAACAAGGCCGGTGCGAAGTACGGGCCTGACCGCAACCAGCTCCTGAAACTGCGCGACGCGCAGATGGCCAAGGAGCAGCAACAGCAGGAGTCGAACTCCGACATCCGCCAGCGCCGACACGACCTGACGCTCGGCGACGGCGGCGCTTCGATCGCCATGACGCAGGCCGCGCTGACCACGAACTACTTCGTGACGCAGGGCATCGTGCAGGCGTTCAAGTCGGCCATCCAGTTCACGGTCGAATACGAGGAAGCTCTCGCCCACCTGAAGACGATCGCTGGTGCGACCGAAGGCCAGCTCGGGGATCTGCGCGCCACGGTCGAAGGTGTGTCGAACGTGACGCGTTACGGCGCGGTGGATCTGACGAAAGCCGCAGCGGCCCTGTCGGAAACAGGCGTCACGGTGAGCCAGATGGGTGTCGCCCTCAAGGGCGTCGCCGACCTGGCCACGGCCACGGGCGAAGACTTCAACAAGACGGTAGACACCGTCACGGGCGCGCTCGGCGCGTTCAAGCTGTCGGCTACCGACACGGTCGACATCACGAACATGATCGCCCAGGCGGTCAACTCGTCGCGCCTGACGATGGACAAGCTGAAAACGTCCATCGAAACGGCTGGGGAAACCGCAAGCGAAGCCGGCGTCTCGTTCAAGGAAATGCTGGCCGCGAACGTGGCCATCACGAACACTGGCACGGCCTCGGGCGCGACGCTCGGGGGCGGGCTGCGCTCGCTCCTGACGGACCTTGAAAAACCGAGCGACAAGTTCAAGGCCACGCTCGAACGCGTCGGCCTGACCGAAGACGACATCAACGTCAAGACGCAAGGCCTGTATGGCGCGATGTCCAACCTGCACGACGCCGGCTTCGATGCTGCTGACGCGATGCAGTCGTTCGATGCGCGCGCCGCGTCGGCGTTCACTGCCCTCTCGGGCAACCTGAAGGCCTTCGCGGAGTTCGAGACGGGCCTGAACTCGACGGACGCTGCGGCGCGCGCCAACGCCGACCAGATGAAGACGCTGGGGGCGCAGTACGACCGCTTCAAGAACCAGACCAGCCTGCTGGTCGGTGAAGGCTTTAAGCCCCTGCTGGACGGCTTCAAAAGCGTCGTGTCGCTTACGGCGGATGCCGAAACCAGCATCCGCAGCATGAGCTTTGCAGTAGAAGCGGCCGGCACGGTCCTGGGAGGCGCTACGATCGCCCTGGGCGCCCAGTACGTAGGCAAGCTCGGGGGCGGGCTTATCGGCCTCGCCACGGGCGGTTTCGCGGCTGCTGAGGGCATGGCTGCTATCGGGGCTTCGCTCGGCCTCTGGGTCGGGGTCGCGGCGGCTGCTGCGGCTGGTGTAGCGTTCCTGATCAACCGGCTCGGAGATTCGAAGAAGGCCTTCGAAGACCAGATGACCGCCGTCAACACGGCCAAGGACACGCTCACCGAGTCGAAGCAAGCCTACGACAGCATCGGTACGACGATTGAAACGCTCACGGACAAGATGGATGCGCTCAACAAGCATCCGGAGATGCTGAAGCGCGAGATCGATGATGTGGGTAAGCAATTTGAGAAGTACGGCGAGCAGCTGGACAAGAGCGCGATCCAGAAGACCGAAGACCTGATCACGGTCCTCAAGAAGCTGCACGACCAGCTCGGCCAGAAGTACGAGCTGAGCACGGTCATGCTCGGCCAGCAGCTCGACCTGATGACGGTGCAGGCCCAGCAAAAGGTGCAGGAGACGAACTCGCAGTTCGGGCGCAACGCCTTCAACGGCGCAACCGACAAGGTCGACCGCGTGCGTCCTGCGAGAAGCACGGAATACGTGGAAGGCACGGTCGGTGGCCTGGCAGGAGACGACTCGACGTACAGCCTCCTACCCAATGGCAAGCAGTCCAAGGGCTTCGCGGATCTCGGCACAGGCCTGAACAGCGCCAACCTGGCGCCGTTCGTCCAGCTGCTCGGGGACGTAGGCGTCAAGGAACTCGACAAGGTCACGGCGGGCTTCAAGGCAGCGCTCGATCCGAACGCAACGGCAGACGTAGGCAACGACCCGGAGAAAGCACAGGCATACCTGAACCTGCTGGGCCAGGCCAATACCGGCCTGACCGCCGCACAGATCAAGCTCGGGCAGCAGCGCAACGCAGTCGGCACGGACGACGCGACCAAGGCGCGCATCGACGCACTGGTACAGATCTTCGGCAACGCAGCAGAACAGCTGAAGAAGTCTGTCGAGGCGGGGCAAACCCTGGCTGGAAACCTCAGCCAGAAGGCAGTCACGTCTGCGGATGTTGCAAACATCCAGTATGAGAACAACAACCCTGGCGCCGTCGCACGTCGCACCGAGATCGAGAAGATCATCCAGCGCTCGGTCGGGTTGCGCACGGCTGGTTTCAGTAGCAACCGGGACATCGACGATATCTGGGCCGCGCAGATCCAGGCGGAGAGCCGGGGCAAACAGTTCGACGCCAACGGCAGGACACTGACCTCCAGCAAGGGCGCGATGGGCGTCGCTCAAGTCCGTCTTTCGACCGGGCCTGAAGCTGCACGTCTGGCGGGTGAGGACTGGAACGAGAACAAGTTCCGAAACGATGCAGCCTACAACGAGAAGCTGGGCAAGGCCTACATGTCGCACATGCTCGACCTGTATGGCGGAAACAACACGCTCGCACTGGCGGGTTACAACTGGGGTCAGGGCAACGTCAACAATCTGCTCAAGCAGAAGAACCCCGATAAAACGACGAACGACTTCCGCGTCCTGTCGAACAACCTGACCGAATCCGACTTCATCGACAAACTGCCTCCTGAGACTCAGCGCTACATCGCGCGTATCGGCGGAAGCGGTGCAGGTAACGTAGGCCGTTTCGAGCGACTGAACAGCAACATCGGCGTTGCGTCGCAAGTGCGTGACCTGAACGACCTGGTCCAGAGCCTGACCGCACAACGCGACGCGAACAAGGGCAACGCTCCGGAAGTCGCATCGATCGAGAAGCAGATCGTCGCTGCCAAGACGGAGCTGGCAGCATGGGAAAAGAAGTTCGACGACGCTCGCGTTTCCGCCGCACCGGCTCTGAAGAAAGCGTCCTCAGCCGACGAGGCTGCGCTGAACGCTCGGGTCAAGGCGCTTGACGCCCAAGCCGGCAACTCGCGCAACATCGACGAAGTACAGGAGATCGGCAAGCAGGCCGATGACACGATCGCGGCAGTGTATGGACGCAAGATCGACACGCTTCGCGCGATCAGCCCGAAGGTCAAGACGGCAGATGGCACGCTCGACTACACGTCTGAAGTGCGTCAGCAGATCGAATCGCTCCAAAACGAGCGTGACGAAAAGCTGAAGGCGCAGGACGAGGCGATCAAGAAGCACATCACGTCGATCAAGGATGCGCTGGACAAGGCCGAGCTGAAGAAGAACCTCGAAGCCGAAGCTCAGACGTTCAAGGACGAGATGTCGGACCTGAAGCAGCGTCAAGCTACGGAGTCTACGGCACACAGCATCTCTCTGAAGCAGGCTGCACAGCCCCTGAAGAACGACCAGTCGCAAGCCTCGTATATGTCGGATCCGCGCTATTCCGCGCGCTTCAGCCAGGTACAACGCACTGCCCTGTCGTTCCAGACGGCTGCTGATAGCGATCTGAAGGATCAAGCCACGCTGGCCGAGGACCGTCGCCACCAACTGCAACTACAAGCTGAGGAAGAACAGGCAAAGGCTGCGTTCTCGCGCACTGGTTCCAAGTTGACGGATCGGCAGGACGCGCTGGCTCAGTCGAGCGACGACAAGGAGCAGGCGCGGGTTCAGCAGCAGATCAACCAGCTGCTCGACGAACAACGCACTCAGGAAGAGAAGGTCACGGCAGCATCCGACAAGCGCAAGAAGAACGCCGAAGACATCCTGGAGCTGGAAGAGAAGATCAAGTCCAAGAACGCCGCCCCGATGGGGCTGATGGACGGCATCAACGCAGCGAACGCGAACTTCCTGCAACAGCACGACCTGATGGCCAACGCGATCGACGGCTACAACAGCCTGCTCGGCTCGGCGACGAACTCGTTCGCGCAGTTCTTCGACGACATCGTAACCGGCTCGAAGTCCGCAGGTCAGGCGATCGGCGACTTCGCACGGTCGTTCCTGAAGGCGATGTTGCAGATCCTCGAACAACAGGCCGCGCTCGCCACGGTGAAGGCGATCATCTCCGCGTTCGGCGGCGCCTTCGGGCCGTCAGCCACCCCCGCAGCTGGCTCTGGCTCGGCCCCGGTGGCAACCGGGGGCTTCGACTCAGCCGGCACGGCCTTCGCTATTCAGGGCGGCTCGGTCGGTAACGGCATCGTGACGCGCGGCGGGGGCTTCACCCGCTTCGCGGGCGGCGGCTCGGTCAACGGCTCGATGACGACCCGTGACTCGGTCAACGCCCTGCTGAAACCCGGTGAGTACGTGCTGAACTCGGATGCAACCGACATGGTTGGTACGGACTTCCTCGACGGCCTCAACTCGAAGGGCAACCGGATGATCTCGAAGAGCACCCCGGCTCCGCTGCCGAAGCGCGACACAAAGCCCTCCTTCACGAACGTCTGGGTCGTGGCACCGGACCAGAAGCCGCAGATGGGGCCGAGCGACGTGGTCGCCATCATGAGCGACGACATCATGCGCGGCGGCACCACGAAGCAACTGATCAAGCAAGTAGCGATGGGACAATAAATGACCGCAACACTCCCGACCTTCGAGTTCCCGAACCATATGGTTCGGGAGACCTACCCAGACCCCGGCACGACGCTCCAATTGGGGAACTCGTACCGCTTCGCGACGCCGCCGACCTCGCCGGATCAGCGGGTCTTCACCTTGAGTTTCCAGTCAACCTGGCGCGGTATCAAAGCGGACGGCACGATGGACGCCGACACGTTCTACGACAACAACGCCGCGCGTCTGCTCCAGTTCTACGAGGCGCACAAACTGCACAAGACCTTCCAGTACAAGCACAACTGGCTGGGGATGCTTAACGTGCGCTTCAACAAGCCTCTGGAACTTCCAAACCCCATCAAGGGCGGGGATGGCTGGACTGAAGACTTCAGCGTCGAATTCATCGAGATGCCATGATCGACAACCTACCAGCTTCGCATATTGCGGAGGCGTATGAGCTTGATGCCGACGCCAAGGTTGATCTGTTCAAGATCGCGCTAAACCAACTGTCTGGAAGCACGATCGTCGGCATGACATCGAGAAAGGACGTGGTCTGGCAGGGAATGACTTTCGAGTCAATCCCGATCTCCCTTTCGGGCGAGGGTGTCAACACGACCGGCGAGTGGAAACGGCCGAAGCTCACTATCGCCAACCCTGACGGCATCTGGTCAGCTTTCATTGCGCAGGGAAAGATGGACGGCGCGCAGATCACTCGCTTCCGCGTGTCCCTCAACGACCTCAACGCCAACGCAGCGATCTACCAGATGAACATCTGGCGCGTGTCGAAGCCGCTGTCAGTGAACAAACAGATGGCTGTGTTCGAGCTGCGGTCACCCCTCGATGGTCAGCAGTTCCTGCTCCCTGGTCGAGCCTTCTACCCCCCGGAGTATCCGCATGTCTCTCTATGACAAGTTCACAAAAGGCTATGAGGACATTCCGTACGTGGTCGGCAAGGACGACTGCTACGGTCTCGTGCGGCGTTGGCTGAAAGACAAGTTCGAGCTGAACCTGACGAACTACGCGCGCCCCTTCGGCTTCGATGACCAAGGTCTCAACCTGCTGACGGACTTCTTCAGCCGGGAAGGTTTTCAGATTGTCAGCGTCCCCACCAACAAGTTGGAGATAGGTGATCTTCTGCTGATGCGCCTGGCTAATCGTAGCGGCTATGCCAACCACATCGGCATCTATGTTGGCAACGGGTATCTGCTTCACCACCTGTTCGCGGCTAAGTCGAAAGCCGACCCGCTTTCCAAGCAATGGACCTCTCGCATCATTGATGTCATCCGGCATCCGGACGTGACTGAGAAGAACAAAGAGTTGATCGAGAAAGTCGATCTGATGAACTTCCTGCCCCCGCACTTGAAGGCACGATATGAACGACTTGCTGCTGGCACATTGGAATCCGCAAGCTGAGCGCTGTGGCTTCGTGCTTAACGACGACACCATCGTTGAGTGTCCTAACGTTCACGAGAACCCTGAGAAATTCTTTGAAATCAGCCTTGAGTCCATCGGACAATACCGGGACCGCGTGGTCGCCACCTGGCACACGCACCCTACGACCGGGCCGAATCTATCGGCTGAGGACTACCGAGCATTCCAGAACTACCCCGAGTGGTTTCACTACATCATCAGTGAACGCGAGGTCTGGTGCTATTACGTCCGCAACAAGGCGGTGATTCTCGTCGATGAAAACGATCTATCTGCATGGCTCCCTGACGGAGCGACACCCTGAGCCGATCCGCGTCCATGCCACAACGGTCGCGGAGGCGCTGACGTACCTGAAGCAACTCCCAGGCTTCGACGTGGAAAATCCCGTGCCGATCAAGGTCAAGGGGTTTGAATGCCGGGACGCGATCTTCGCCGCGACCGACGAGACAGAACTGCACATCTACCCCGCGCTCTCCGGCGCGGGCGGTAACGGGGGCATGCTCCAAACGATCATCGGCGCGGTCATTTTCGTCGTGGGTATCGTCGTGGGCGTGCTGACCTCGTGGACCGGCGTTGGTGGCGCAGCCGGCTTCAGCATGGCGATGTCTGGCGCAATGATGATGCTCGGTGGCATTCTCGCCATGCTTGCGCCGACACCCAAGGCCGGCAACGCCGGCAGTCAGTCGCTGTATATCCCGTCGAACCAGAACACCACAAAGATCGGCACCCGAATACCGCTGCTGTATGGTCGCATCCGCCACTTTGGCCACTACCTGTCGTTCAACGTTGACGCGCGCAAGCTAGACGACAGCAAGATGAACCTCGCCGGCTACTGCTCCGGCAAGACCGACTCGAATGGCGTCCGCTACTCCTACGGCACAACCTGCCTGATCGCCTGATGAAACTTGACAAGGACACCCAAGGCCTGCGCGGCGCGGGCGGCGGCTCAAGCGGCCCGCACCGCACCGACGACAACCTCTTCTCGCGAGACGTGGTCGAGATGGTGCTCGCGCTCGGCGAAGGTCCGATCCGCGGCCTCACGAACGGCATGAAGTCGTTTTATGTAGGAGGCACGCCGCTTCAATCCGAAGACGGCTCGGTCAACTTCGAGTCGTTCAACCTCGGGGTCATGCGCGGCCACGTTGGTGACCCGCCTGTCAACTACCAGCTCGGCGGCGAAACCTCGAACACCGCCGTTGGCGTGCGACTGTTCCAGGGCACTTGGGTCACGCGCCAGACCGACAGCTCACTGGTCAATGTCGTCGACCAGCTCCAGGTGCGGATCCAGTTCTCCCAGCTGTACGTGCAGAACAACGATGGCTCGTACAACAACACGGCGCAGTTCGACATCCAGTATCGGCAGTCGTCGAGCAACGGGGCGTGGGCCGCGTACAGCGGAAACACCGTATCCGTTGAGGGCAAGACCTCGGCAGGCTACGTGGTCGACTACTGCTGGGATGTACCGCGCGTCAACGACACCTGGGACATCCGCGTCCGCAAGCTCAATCCGGATAGCTCGAACACCGACTTCTGTGACTTGAGCTGGGAAAGTTTCCAGATGGTCACGAAGGGCAACCGGACGTACGACCGCGTCGCCCTCATGCACCTGGTCGCCCTGGCCACGAGTCAGTTCACGTCGATCCCGGACTTCGGCGTGGACGTGGACGGCCTTGAGATCCTGATCCCGACGAACTACAACGGTGACACCCATACCTACGACCTGTCGGTCCCGACCTGGGATGGCTCGTTCAAGCAGGCATGGTGCAACAACCCGGCGTGGATTCTGTACGACCTTTTGATGAACCCAAGCTACGGCTTGAGGAAATACTACCCGTGGTTGACGTGCAACCGCTTCGACTTCTACGACGCGGCGCAGTGGTGTGACACACCTGTTCCTGACGGCAAAGGGGGCACGCAGCCTCGCTACACGTTCAACATGGCGATCAAGGACCAGCAGTCCGGTCTCGACATGCTGCAATACGTGGCAGGCTCCTTCGGCGCGGTGATCTTCGATGACGCCACGGGCAGCGTCCATCTTCGCGTGGATAAGTGGGAAGAGCCGCAGCTGCTCTTCAGTCCCGAGAACGTGACGCCGGATGGCTTCACGTACACGTACACGGACATGACAACCCGGTACAACGATCTCGAAGTCAACTTCGTGAACCCGGATCTCGACTGGCAGAAGGATATGCGGCCGGCTCAAGATCCGGACCACATCGCACTCAACGGGCACATCCCCTCAACGTTCGAAGCGATCGGCTGCACCGACGAGCATGAAGCGCTCCGACGCGCGTACTACCGCCTGATCACGGCAACGACCGAGTGCGCAACCGTGAGCTTCATCGTAGCGCGCCTCGGAGCTATCGTAGATCCGTACAGGCCGATCTACGTCGCGGACCCGACATCCGGCTTCTCGATGCCCGGTCGAGTCAAGTCGATCTTCAATGGTGTGATCTTCCTCCGTGATCCGATTTACTTCACGAACGTCCAGAACTACACGCTGAAGCTGCAAACTCGTATTGGCCTAGTTCCTCTCGTGGTTCGTCCAGCAGCTATCGGCGCGATCTATGAGTTGACGATCGTCTCAGGCATCGTGCCGCCGAACGCTGTCCCCGACCGCACGGTCTTTACCATTGAGGACAACGGCAGCTTTGGCATCGCGAAACCGTTCCGGGCAGTCGCTGTCGAGCCGGTAGACAACAACCCGAACTCGTTCAAGATCACAGCGATCGAGATCAACGTCAACAAACAGTGGGCGGCGGATAACTGCGTGCCGATCGGCAGCGTCCCCTACTCGTTCAAGAACCCGTTGATTCCCCCACCGCCGACGAAGATGGTGCTGGCCTCTGGCACCAACGAGATGATCATCGGTCAGGACGGGTCGATCATGGCTCGGATCTTCGCATCCTGGGACGCACCGGGCAGCGCGCTGATCGACCACTACGATGTGGCGTGGAAGCCGTCGAACCAGTCAACCTGGACCTACACGACCAGCTCGGGCGAGAGCATCTTCCTCGCGCCGTGTGTCACGCGTCAGCTCTACGACATCACAGTCTGGGCTGTGAATGCCTTTGGCAACCGCAGCGCGCAGCTGTCGGTGTGGGGTTATAAGTGCGTCGGCAAGGATGACCCCCCCAGCAACGTCGAGAACTTCACGATCCAGCGACGACAGAACGACGTTCTGCTGAAGTGGGATGCAATCAAGGATCTGGACCGCGCCGGTTATGAGATCCGCCTCGGCACGAGCTGGGATACCGCGACCGTCCTGGTGACCGACTACCAGGCGACGCAGTTCGCATGGACGACCGACACGGGCGGCGTCTACACGTTCCTGATCCGCGCGATCGACAGCAGCGGCAACCAGTCACAGCTGGCCACCAAGCAGCAGATCAACCTGCAAGGCCCATCACCTGTGAAGGGCGTCATCGCCATCCAGTCGGGCAACCGCATCGAGTTCCGCTGGACGCCGAACCCCGAAAACAACATCCTCCAGTACGAGATCCGGGAGGGCGACACTTGGGCCACGGCGGTGTTCGTTGCCCAGACGAAGGCGACCACATTCGGCCTCACAGCTGGCGCGGCCGGCACGCGCAAGTTCTGGATCAAGGCAATCGGCTCACCGGGCATCTACTCGGATAAGGCGACGTTCGTCACGACCGATGTCGCGCAGAGCGACAGCACGAACATCATCTACACGAGCGACGAGCTGGCCAACGGCTTCCAGGGCACGCGCTACAACATGATCCCGTACGGCAACACGCTGCGGATGGATGACGGAAAGGCGAAGGCCGAATACATCTTCAGCGTGAACCTGCCGACCGACTTCCGCGCGCAGAACACGCTGTTCGTCGGCCTCGACGCGATCGTGGACTTCTCAACCAAGTGGTCTGAAGGCACGTACGCGTGGAACGACCCGAAAGCGCAAGCACCGTGGGCCGCACAGGGCGACATCTCGTCGATCAACTACCTGGCCGAGATCTCGATGCTGCGCACGCTGAGCACCGACCTGCTCTACGCGTGGAAGCTCGACAACGACCTGACCTACGCCGGCCCCGGCGAGGACGGCGAAGTCATGGAGCAGCAGAACGTCAGCTACAAACCTGGCAAGTTCGGCTCGGGCCTGTTTGTCCAGACTCCCCCGCTTCAACCGACTCCGACGCGCGTCACGTTCAGCACGAACATCCCGAACAACTTCAGCACGCGTCAGTGGATCGTGCCGATGGATTTGCTCGACGACACCTGGTTCAGCTGCTGTGGCCGCAATGGGCGCCAGATCACTGTCGGCTACGAGGCATCGATCCAGAGCGTCTACGCGATCGATGATCAGGGCGCAAAGATCTCGATCCCCATCGGGCTTGAAGTCGGCGAGCGCTACTTCATCGCACTGTCGCAGGACACGACCACGCGCACTCTGTTCGTCGGCAAGGAAGACGGCTCGACGTACAGCGGCATGATCAAGGTCGGCGGCATCGGCGCAACCATCAACTACGCACTCTACTGACATGGCACACGTAATCTCTGACATTGGCGTGTCGACCACGGTATTGAGCGCCGATGACTTCTACGACGAACTGATGTCGGACGCCCCGATTGGCTACGCGCCTTTTCAACCGTTCGTGCAGGGGGACTATGACTATCAGTCGGCGTTGTTCCGGATCTCGATGCACTCGGAGAACGGCGACCGGGGGGTCATCAACAAGCTGAACGTCACGGTGGACGTGCCCGACATGTTCGACCGTGGCGACCAGATCATCTCCGACACGACCGCGCCCACGCGCATCCACTTCGCCCGGCCGTTCCACATTCCACCTGTCGTCGTGGTTGCGGTGCAGAGCGCGAGCGACCCCTGCGTGGCCAAGCTGTACGGCAGTCCCACCCGTCAATACTTCGACATGATTCTTGAGCGCATATCCGACAAGGCGATCATCGACGGCGCAGCAACATGGGCAGCGCACGCCTACTGAAACTCCTTTGGCGCACTGGCCTGCGTCGTTAAAATTCGGATAGCGAAAGGACACCACCACGATGCAAGCATATCAACAGATACCAGACAGCCAGCGGATCTCCGATTCGCTCGCGCCGCTGCTGAACAACGACCTCACCGCGATCTCGCGCAACGCGGGTCAGGCCTACCCGACTGCCGGTCTCGTCGTCGGGATGCCCTTCTTCAACTCCACCGAGAAGAAGCTGTACCGGCTTGACAGCCTGTCGCCTATCACCTGGACGTTGGAGATCGACTTCAACCGCGCCTTCGCCTATGCGGACGATGTGGCCGCGGCGGTCGCCAACGCCAACGGGCGTGTGTCGAAGGCCGGCGACACGATGCTTGGCTACCTGACCCTGAACGGCGACCCGAACCAGGCGCTACACGCCGCGCCGAAGCGCTACGTGGATGCGCAGCGCGACGCCGCGATCGCGATCGCTAATCAGGCGGTGCAGCGCGGCGGTTCGACGATGATCGGCCCGCTGCTGCTGGCCAGCGACCCGACGCAGCCCGCGCAGGCCTCGACGAAGAACTACACCGACTACCTCTACAACGCGCTGAACAACGCGAAGCTGAACCGCAGCGGGGACACGCTCAACGAGGTCTATAACAACGGCTGGTATCGCTCCAACGGTGCAGTGGGCTGGTACAACCAGACGTTTGGCGGTGGCATCCATATGCAGGACGGCTCGTACGTGCGCGTCTACGGTGGCAAGGGCTTCCAGACCGACACGCACACGCTGGAGCAAGGCACGGGCGGTATCTGGACCGCACGCTACGGCTGGCTGGAGAATTACTTCGCGCGGGCGGATTCGAACGGCGCGCTGACCTCAGTCGGCACGGTGAACAGCAGCAACCTGCCGTATGTACAGGCCGACCAGTTCTACCTCCAGCAGAGCGGCCGGCAAGTGCAGCTCGTGCGCGTCTTCGCGAACTGCAACTGCAACTGCGCCTGCACATGCTTCCCCGCTGGCACGCGCATCCTGATGGCTGATCGCTCGTGGAAGAACGTCGAGGACATCCTCGTCGGCGACGTGCTCATGACGCCCCTCGGACCCGAAGTCGTGCTCGATGTCGAGACGCCGATCCTCGGCGACCGCCGCATGATCGGCTTCGACGACCTGTCGCTGTTGTGGACCGACGACCACGGCTTCTGGACGCGCCGCGACGGCAAGCAAGCCTTTGGCGTGTACGACAAGCAGTCGTGGCTGCGAGGCGTGGAGCTGGGCGTGGTCAAGGGTCTGCCGAACAACGATGATGTGCGGCTTCTGGACGACCGTCACGACGAGTTCGCACACATGGACGGCTGGGTTCAACGTAACACCGTGGTCGCGAGCAGCCGTCAGTTCCCGCCCGAGACGAAGGTCTATCTGCCGATCGTCGGCGGTTGCCACATGATCATCGCTGAGGGTTACGTGGTCTCTGCTGGCGCGAACGGCTTCGACTTCGACTACGACACATTCAACTGGGAAGGCCTGAAAGATGCTGCTGCATAAGTCCCTTATCCCGCTCGACCTGGACGAGAAACAGCTGGCCGCGATCGGCCCGATCGCTACGGTGATCGCGACGCCCACCGGCTTCGTAATCAGCTCCAAGGAGCGCTCGCTCTACTGGCAGTTCGATCTGACCAAGGTCGAGTTCGGCCTCGATGTCCTACACCTGGTGAAGAACCGGGCTGGTCAGTATGTGCCCGTCTGGGGAAGCGATCTGCACGAGTCGAAAGACAGCTGGTCAAGCTGCATGTTCCGCAAGAACATCGACTCGTTCCAACCGCTGTGCGTCATCGGGGTGTCAGCGGACAAGAAGAGCTTCACCGCAGTCTTCTTCATCAGCACGCAGGAGCCGAACAACCTGGACACTCAGGAAGAC